CAGTACTTCTTGTAGGACTTCTCTGCATACGGAGCCAGAATCTTGTCCACCTCCGGGACAGTGAAGCCGCCGTATTGCTGTGAAGCTGTAGCCAGGATAATATCTCCCAGAACATCAAAGGCGGTATCCAGAGTTTTCGGCTCATTGTACCAGACGTTGCCCATCTCAAAGCCGCCGCTCATAATAGAGGAAATATCGCACAGACAGCAGTTCATAGTATCAAGGCGGGCAGACTGGTCATGGATATAAATGTATCCGTCCTTGCAAGCCTGCAACTCATCATTGGTCATAAAGAACTTTCGGTACAGCCGCTTGTTCAGTTCATTGAAAATCAGACAACGCTTCGTAGCAACCAAGGTGGAGTCCGTGTTTGCGTTCTCCTTATCGCCCAGAAAACGAATGGACTGAGATTTCTGATAGACCTCATCCATAATGTGAACGAAATCCTTCTTGAAGTTTCGGTAATCCCGGTAAGACTTCGCAATCTTCGGATTTACCTCATCAAGAACCTGCTCCACAATGTTGTGCATATCCGCAACATGAACCTGTTCCGGGAAACGCTCAGAAACGATAGCCATGACCTTAGATACAATCTCATGGTACTGGGTATCGTTCAATTCAATCATTGCACGGGCGGCAGACTTACTGACTGCGTTGACAATCTTCTGACCGTCAAACTGCTCAATCGTACCGTCCTTCTTAATTACTTTCATGGAGTATAACCCTCCCTTCCTTTAAGGACTGCGGGACATTGATAACTCTCTGGTTGGTGGAACCTGCCCAGTGATAGCCCACGTCCTTCAAATCTTCTTCAAAACGTCCGTCCACCAGAACGTCAATGTAGTTCAGAATCCCGCCGCAGTAGAAATCGTGTGCAGTTACCTCTTCCCATGTGTACCCGGTATAGAGCCAGATAGTTTTATGCGGGAAGAACTGCTTGACCTTCTTTACAAGCCAGAGAATCTGATAACGATTGACGGGGTGCAGCGGGTCACCCCCAGAGAGGGTAAGACCGCTGATATAAGGCTTGCTCAACTCCGTGCAGATTTCATGGAAAGCTGCTTTGTCGAACTCAACCCCGTCTGTAACATCCCAGGTGATAGGGTTCTGGCAGTTCTTACAGTGGTGTTCACACCCTGCAACCCAGAGAACCACCCTCAACCCGTCACCGTTGTTCATATCATCGTGCGTGATATTGTGGAAGTTCATTAAATATCGCCTACCTTACGATGAAGGGAGTTCTCCACCGTAAAGCCCTCCGGGTAACGGGCTTTCAGCTTGTCAATGTTCATCTGCATGACCGTATCAATGTCCGTACCCAGTGCGTCACACGCTTCCGCAATCATCCAGAGACAATCTCCCAGTTCCTTTTCCATGTGTTCAAGGTTCACTTCATGCCCCTGGTATTTCTTCTGTAAGATACCTGCAACTTCTCCCGCTTCGCTGTTCAGACCGAACACTGCATGATACAGACGGTCAGCCTTGCAATCGTAGGGAATGCTACAAGTTCTAATGGCTAATGCCTGGTATTCCTTGCCTGTCATAGTTACTTTTCCTCCTGCGCTTTCTGCTCATCACCTGCTGCCTTGATAGCAATAGCGGCAATACCACCGATACCAACAATCAAGCCTGCCAAAAAGCAGGCAACTCCAATGGCTACAACCATGACTTACACCTCCTTAGAACTCATCGAAATGTTTCTCGATACTCTTATGAGCCTTATGAATTGCCACCAACTGTGCTACTACCACAATGACGTAAAGAACGCCTGCGATGATTTCCGGGAGCAGACATACCCACCATGCCCAGGCAATAACTCCCAGTAACTTTAAGACGATGAAAATAATCGTCAGAATCTCAGTGAATCCCATTTCCATATCCTCCTTATTCCTCAGTAATGCAGGTATTGGTGAGTTTGCCGTACACATCCTCATAGAGTTCCTGCTTATCGCCGTTGTAGGTGTACTCAGCGTAAATGCCGTCCCCACTGATAGTGGTAGAAGCAAGGCACTTGTAGTTCTGCAAGGTCTTACAAGCCCACACCACAAAGACGTTGCTCAAGTCGATTTCCACTCCCGGCTTGTTCTTGTGATACCAGTCAACCAGTTTCTTCTTACAAACGCTCTCAAAATGAGCCATGCCAGTGATAATCATTTCTGGTTCCTCCTTAAATCTTGAAAATTCGTGCCGCCATCATGTCAGCGGTATGAGTCCATAGGACGTTCGGGTACTTCTCAATGGACTTTCCGTACTTGTCCCAGTTTTCTTTGTCATCAAAGGCTCCCATGTGCCAACGAATACAAGCCATTTCCTCATCTGTGAGGTCAACAATCTTCTGTGCCAGAATCACGGACTTGTCACCGTGTCCCGGCAGAAGAATGTCTGAGTTGTAGCTGTATGTGCCATCCGGGTTGTGAATGTACGAATCACACTTACAGAGGTCATGGAGCATACCCACAATGTAGGGGCTTGTCTTGCGCTTCCAGTTCAGACCCATCCTCTTTGTCAGAGAAAGCAGAGAAGAGGTTACTGTAAAGCTATGGTCGAACAGCCCACCCTCATAGTTCCCGTGGTACTTCGTAGAAGCAGGAGCCGTAAAGAATCCCATTGCCATCAACTGAGTTTTCAGACAGAACACATCCGTACTGGACAGCCCGCCCCTCATCAGCTTCTCAAACGCCTTGACACGCTTATCTCGTTCGCTCATAATCTTCAATCCTTTCATTCAACTTTATAGAATATAGACCATTGGAGAGTTCAAAGCTACACTTCTCCCTCTCCGCAGGTCATTTAATTAACCCAGAATGCTGTCCAGGTCGAACTTCTTACCGCTTGCCTTTTCAGCAGGTGCAGCAGCCGGGGCAGTAGCCGCAGGCTTGCTTTCCTTCTTCGGGGTAGGGGCTTCTGCTTCGTCAAACCCGTCCGCAGGCTCCTTATCGCCCAGACGAACGAACTTGAGCATTTTACCCGGAGTCTTGTTAGACTCAACCTCTTCGTGGTCTACCTCACAGCGGATATAGTGACCAACAAGTTCCTCATGGTCAATCTCCGTCAGAGTGTAGTCATTCAGTGCAGTCTTTGCGAAGTAGCTGAAAGCGTTCAGACCGCCCTGGTTCGGCTCACCATCTGCATTCAGCAGAGAGAAGCGTTCAGTGTGCTTCTGACCCGAAGCAAGCTGCATAACAATCTCCATCTTGCCGAAGTCCTCTTTGTACTTGACCTCAACAATCTTAAAAACGTGGGTTCCCTTCGGAATAAGAGTGAAACCCTCACTCAGTCCAATCTTTGCCATTTTAAGTATCCTCCTTATAAGGTATTTAATATATCCAGAGATTTCTTCTTGAGAGAATCAATACTCTGAGTACCTGGTGTGTAAATCTGCTTGAACAGGTGTTCCAGAACCGTAACCACAATGGAGTTTCCTGCCATCTTGTAAATCTGGGTTTTGGAGATACCATTCTTTGCAAGCAGTTCATAGTCTGAGTCTGAAAAACCCATCAGACGAAAATATTCTTTCGGGGTCAGTTTACGGTATCTACCGTTTGTCAGCACTTTCACCTCACGTCCCCCCCCCACTAACCGTTTTCAGTGTAGGAGCAAGACCTTCTGGCGAATAGATACGGTTCATCTGGTCATTGCCGTAGTGGTTCAAATCTGCTGCTTGAATTATCTTCATGGGCAAATCACCACCTTCGGGTCTTTATAGTCCCTTGACAGTAAGGTTGGACACGTCCCCCCCTGTCTGCGATATGACCGGGATGATTGCTGTCATGTCTTATGACGCTCTGGGTCTTTTCCTCAGATAAATAGAACTCTGCCGGGACTTCCTCATCTAAGAGGTCACCCATGCACATCTCAAGCGGAATAACAGGAGGGAATCGGAAAGAGTGGTCATCCACGTCCTTACGGATGGAAACAATGAATACTCTCTCTCTCCCTTGCGGCACACCGTAGTCTGCGCTGTTGAGAACCTGCCAGTAGCAGTTATAGCCTGCATTATCCAGGCTTTCCAGTACGATAGAGAAGATAGAACTCATGCTCTTACTGGTGAGATTCTTTACGTTCTCAGCAATAGCCACCTTCGGTTTGCAATGTTCGATGATACGCAATGCGTCAAAGAACAATCCACTTCGGGTTTTAGTGCCATCCTCATTGACGAACCCACGCTTGTTTCCTGCAATGGAAATGTCCTGGCAAGGAAAACCGTATGTAAGCAGGTCAATATCGGTTGGCAGAGTCTTTTCGTCCACTTTGGTAATATCCCCCAGATTCATGCTTTCGGGAACATGGTGCAGAAGAGAATAGGCTTTACTGGCATATTTGTCTACTTCGCAGTATGCAAGCAGTTCATAGGGAATACCCAGATTGTCCAGTGCTTTCTCAAACGCTCCAATTCCGCTAAAAAGACTGAGGTATCTTATCATGCGGACTCCTTTCTGGCTTTCGGAGTAAAGCGGTACTGCGGTTCGGGTGTGCCATGATACTTCTCAATATCAATACCGTCCTCCTGCATTTTCGCCATATCGTAGCCAGGGTCTTTCATGGTCTTAGAGGTAACCCAGTCGAAGGAAGCACCGCTGATAGTAACGGTCTTATCGCCCTCCTTGAACTGGCTGATAGCTTCCTTCTTGAGCATATCGGTAATCGTCTTATACCTCTTCTCATCGTCAGCTACAGTGCCCTTGACCTCATCAATGTGTTTCTTCAACTGCTCTGCTTCGGCAACCAGAGCAGCAATGTCAGTGTCCGGGGACAAGTTGTTATCCCGCAGGACTTTCAAAATGTCTGCGTCCGCTTTCTCATCGAACTTGGGGGAAACGCCACCCTCAACGTGGGTTTTCCACCACTTCTCAACCTTCTTGACGGTCTTTTTCAGTTCGGGATAACGCTCAGACAGTTTGAAGGGACGAACGATGGTGTTCTCAGTGCTACACTGATATGCGTCTGGGTTCTCATAGTCCTTGTCACCCAGGAAGCTACACACCATAATTACGTCATCTACACCCAGAAGGTACGCATAGAGCGCAGCCTGCAAAGCGTAGTACTCAGGAACATCCTCAACCCAGTCCTCAGAACGTTTCGTGGTTTTCATCTCAAGAACCGTGGTAGGCTTCCCGTCCTTGTCTACCAGAAGATAGTCCCACATACCACCGAAGATAGGACTGTCTTTGAAGAAGTCACCCCAGGTTTTCTGGAAGTAGTCAGCCCCGTACACATCCGTAGGAGTGATGAGGTTGGTCATAAAATAGGACTTCTTCATAAACTCAGCCTGCTTCGGCTCAATCGTCTTACCTGCAACGGTATAGATTGTGTCCTCAAACGGCTCTTCGTAGGTTCTGGTAATTGCACACCAAGCGTTGAACGGGGTTGTCCACTTGTTCAGCCCCATAATCGCCGCAAAGCGTGTACCTGTAATCTTCTTAGGACGCTTCGGCGGGGTGATAGTGATGGTCTTGTCATTATTCCACTTCATTTTTCTTACCTCCTATGAATAGAAATCGTGTATCCACTTCCACGAACAATGCCGTGGTTACTGGGTTCTTATCGGCTTTTACCAATTCACTCAAGTCAAACCCCAGGTTCTTGAGATATTCCATTGCCAGTTTTGCATTCTTCATATTGCTTACATTGGCAATCACATTCCTGTAGTTGTCGGTAATACCCTTAATCATTTCATTCTTTCGGGCTTTGATACCCTTTCTGATTTCCGTTCTTCCGTCCTCAAATTCTTTAAGTAAACAAGAACGGATTTCAGCTTGAGAACTCATATTTGCCAGTTTGTAAGAGATTGAACCATAGTAACCACAGAGGGTATCAACCCCCGGATATTCTGCTTTCACCTTCTCTTTGAAGGATTCAGTCAGACTGTAAGCCTGCTGCATGAGAGCCGAAATAGCGTTTGCCGTAGCGTCCAGACCGATTTTCTCATTCCTCTCTGCATAGTAAGTGTTGAGAGCCTTTTCACTCGGGGTTTCTACTTCGGCTAATGCCTTTTCGCTCTGCGACTCCAACCACTTAATGATTTGTCGTTTTGTCATTCTTTGCTTCCTCCAACTCAACGGCTTTGTTCAGATACCAGATTGCTTTCTGTAAATCCTCAATGCCATTTTTCTTTTTGTGCCTGTAGACGTACTTGAGAGCGTTGCACACGCAGAAGTCCTGCGTGGCTTCTACTCCCTGGGTTTCCACCATAACGTCAATGCACTCAAACTTCCCGGTTTCATAGTGAGCGGGATGGTTTACATTGTCAGCCATGACTCAGCCCTCCTTACTCACCGTAGGCGGCAATCATCTCACCAAGGTTCTGAATAAGCTGCTCACACGCTGCACGGGTGACATTGGTGAAACCATTAGTTTTCATAGCAATCTGCTGAACAAACTCTTCCTGGTCGGAATCCTTGTCCATCAGAGTCTTGCAGGCTTCCTTGAGTGCCTTAATCTGCAACTCATCAGCCTGTCCATCAGTACCCGTCATTTCTTTCTTCGCTTCCTCACGCTCCTTCGGAGTAGCAGGTGCAGTAGACTTCTTTTTCTTTTCCTTCTTAGCCGTTTCCGGGTTCGGAGCAGGAATCTCTTCATCCTCTGCCTGGTCATCCGAACCAAGGTTTGCGTCAATGTCATCTGGTTCAGTAATATCCAGAACCGCCATCCAGAGGTAACGGCGAAGGTAGGTAATGGAAGAGCCAAGAGCCTGCATAGGGTTGGTGACTTCCTTGCCTGCATTGCTCACAATCGGCTTCACCTCACGATACGGAACACGGAACTGCATAGGTGCTTCCTCAATGTTGTCCACGTTGTAGACCTTCATCACCGCACCCTCATCCGTGAAATCAATCTCCGTGGTAAGACCTACACGGGCGAAGATACGGGTTGCAGGCGGCACAATGTCCTCCAACTCAAAATACTTGAACTCAAGGTGCATATTCTTACCCGACTTCTGCACCTTCTGATTCAGAAAGTACAGTCTTGCTTTCGCCAACTTCTGGCGCACGTTCATTGCTTTATAAATATTAGCCATTGCTAATGTCCTCCTTATATTCGATGATTAAACCTCTGCGTATGTCCAATCTTCCGCAAGCATATCAGCCTGGGAAGCAAGCCAACCCATCTGAACCCCAGACGTGCCTACAAAAGCGATAGCCTGGTTTCCGATTGCGTCATGCTCACAGTTCACAATCTTTCCGTCAGAAGTAACATAGGAGATACCAGACGCAAGCTGAATGTACTGCTTCTTGCCGTTCCAACCTTTACGGGATACCTTCTCACCACGCTTGAGAGCGGCAATCGCCCATCCGAAGTTACGCAGCTTCTTCATCTCACCCGTAGGTTCGTTGACGTTCTTCGGTTCACCCTCATGTACGATTTCCCAGTCATCACGGGTGACCCAAATCATGTCACGGGGGAAGAGTGCGATAGTCGGAAGTTCCTCACCTCCCTCAAAATGGTTGATGAGTTCACCGTCCTGGTTCATGTACCAGTAGGCTTTCTCCCACTTAGGTAACTTAATCTTCTTGCCTGCCTTGAGTGCCTTTTCAGCTTCACTGAATTTCATAATCTTAGTCCTCCTTACCGAACAGAATCTCTTTTACTTTGGTTGCGAACAGCATACCCGTCATCGGAATGAGCAGCTTGCCCATACCCTCAATGTTCGGGTCATTGACCTGTTCGTGAATTGCCTGCTTCACTGCTTCATCGAACTCAACCTTGCTAATTTTTTTTTTCTTCCATTGTCTTATCCTCCTTAATCGAATAATGCTAAAGATTTCTTTTTCAAGGAATTGATTCTCCTTGTATTCTTCCGGGGTGGTTTCACACCCAGGAACTCACGGATATTCTTCTGTGCCAGTTTCAGATACCAGCTACGGTCTACCACATCAATAGCCAACTCATTGTTGTTGTCTACCATGCAGTGTACTGGCAGACTGGGAACCTTTGCGTCCTTGCCTGTTACAGCGTGGGTCTTGTAGATGGTTCCATACCGTCTGTCTGCCGTGGCATATACTCTGTTGACTTTCTGTACGGGAACCTTATCTTCACCCACCATCTGATAGCACCCGGAATATTTACCTCCAACCTTTGCAATCACCTGGAAGTCCAGGATATTCTTACTTGCCATTATCGTTTCTTCTGGGTCTACACCCTTCACAAAGTAATCCTGGATTGCCCGTGCGACTATAACCGCATTGTTGTTGATATTCCATGCGCCACCACTCATGTTCTCCCAGGCAGGGAGTCCCATTTTGGTGAAGTCAATGTTTGCATTGGTCAGAATACCTCTTACCAGTGCGCCGCCCTTGACCTTCGGCTTACCGTCACCCACGGGAACCTCAACGTAGTTGTTCACATCCCGCTGCACGATTTTCTGAATGAAATCCTCTTCCAGTTCAAACCCGGTTCTGTCCTGCCATTCCTGGGTGATTTCCTGCCATTTTGCTTCATCGGAGTTGTCGAAACTCACCATGATACCATCCGTGTTAAGCTGAATGATTTTCAGAGTCGGACACTCACTGACCAAGTGCATTGACAGTTCCAGTAAGAGAAGCTGTCCTGTGATACAAACTGAACGTCCCATCAGAGGGTCATACAGGTCATTGAAAGCCACGCCATCTTTACCGTTAAGCATGGTTCCGTAGGTTGTGTTCAGTACCAGTTTCAGAGCGTTTGCCGTGACCTTATCCCCGGCTTTCTTCGCCTGTACTCTCTCTTCCAGGGTATCTACATATACCTGCGGGGATGGGATATTGCGGCTACAGAAGCCGTATTTCTGTCCCTTTGAGAGAGGAATGGTCATCAAGTGTGGGTAATAACTTGCCACATCCTTGTTTCGGATTGACCTGCCCTCTGTAGCTTCTTCCACATAAGTAGGAATTGCACCGTGGATACCTCCGTAGGCTATCGTGCATTTACACTCACCAATGGAAAAGTCCAGGGCGGCTCCCTTGTGCTTCACACCCTGTTCATCGTAGCCACCAAACAGAAGGTAGTTCGGAATGTTCGGGTCATGCAGCTTGTCAAAGAAGTCAAACACTTCCTGCGGAATGTACTGCCGAAGCAGCTTGTCCGGGTACTGATAATCTCTTTCGTCTGTCCATGGCTTCTCTGGTTTCTGGGCTTGCAGGTACACGCTTGTTAGTTTGGCATTGGTCATGTACATAGCCTGCCTGTCTGTCAGACCACGCTTCCTGCCTACAGCCGCTTTGTTGTCCAGATAGCCTTGCCGCAACTTGAAAAGAATCTCCGTTGCGTCCACATCGTACTTACAGTAGTAAGTAGTCTGTGCCTTTTCTGATTCAGAGAGAACGTGGTCAACATTAAAATCAACCTCTGTTTCCTCAATCGGTATACCCAGGTGGGCTTCAATCCCTTTAAGGGATACACCGTCCTGGCAATCATCCTTGAGGTCGAAGCTGTCAAAATAGACCCGGTACTCTCTCAGAGCGGGAATGTCCCACCCGTTTAACTCGTGAACGATGATGAGGTCATTTATCTCCTTCACCTGTTCCGGGGTGAACCCACACATAACTGCCTTGAGTATGTGGTTATCGTAGTGCTTGTTGTTGAAGCCGCCCAGATACGGGTTGCGCTCCATGAAAGCCAGAACTTCATCATTGTCATTCCAGATAACCGTGTACTCTCCCGTGGCTACTTCTTTGAACACAAACAGCCAGTCATGGGCAAATACCTCACAGTCGAATATGTAGGTTCCCTCAACCATCGTCACACCGCCCTTCTTCCAGAGCCTTTTGTACCTGCAAGATTTCTTGTCTTGCCTGTACGCAGCGGCGAATCATTGACGCTTTGGAGTGTTCGGGAGGAATTATGCCCCACTTGTCGGGTGTGGCTCCCATACTCTCTTCCACGCCGTCCAGAAGAAGTTGAGCAGTAGTGAAGTGGTTCTTCATACTCTTCGTCATCTTCATCTTCGTAGTCCTCCAAGTCATACCACCAGTTATTTGCCCAGGAGAACAGTGCCAGGTATGCAGTACAGAGGACATTGATAAGAAGCATTGTCATCCCGTAGACTTCATCATCCAGAGCGCAGGCAGTGAACAGCCACGTTATGCCCACGATATATCCGATTGTTTTCAGAACTTTATTCTTCATGTCAATCTCCTATAAATTCGCACCCGCACTTCCTGTAACTGGTGCAGCGTTGTTTGAAAGATTTCTGCAATGACCGTATGCAATCCACATAGTCATAAGCTATCGGCTGCTCCTTACCGTCAAAGGTTCGGGCGATACGTCCTACACTCTGAACTATCACTGCATAGTCTTTCTGGGGGGTTGTTAAGTACAATCTGTCCAGTCTGGGAATGTCCAGACCTTCTTTTGCCAGGGAATATGTTGCAAACAGATACCGTTTCTTGCCAGTCCTCATATCCTCAATAGCATGTTCCCGTTCAGCTTTCCGCTTCTTACTGGTCATCTTTCCATCTATCACCGCTGCTTGCGCCCTTAGTTTCAAAGGTAACTGCTCATACAGGTATTTAAGATGGTCAACCCTTTCTGATAGAATCAGATTGAAATGCTCACGGTTCTCAACCAGGTCACCAAGAATAATCTTGTTTCGGCTCTCACATTCTGTGAGGTAGGTAATCATTTTGCAGTAGTTAATTGTGCCGTCACTGTTCAGATAAGCAGGACTCAGTTTCACGTCCGTACCTTTCGGCAGAACACTTACTGTCATAACCCTGGACTTCACTGCTTCATCTGGAACAGTCCATACTACTTGACCCAACATTGCGTAGGTTGCTTTTATCATGCCGTCCGAACGATGGACGGTTGCTGACAGCCCGAACTTATGTCTGGCACACAGCGTATTCAGCACCTTTGAGAACTGAGTTACCGCTGTAGGTGTACCGCTTACTCTGTGACACTCATCCACAATCACGCAGTCCCACTCATCTCTATATTGGTCTAAGTCCAATTTACACATGGTCTGGATTGTGGCGAAGGTCATAGCCTTACCGATATTTACCTTACCTTCGGTTATCGTTCCCAGTAGGTCTGAATCAACGTACTGTTCTGCACGGCTCTTGCTCTGCGTCAGCAGGTCTTTGGTGTGTGTCAGCCAGAGGGTTTTTACCCCTAACGCACACGCCAGGGCAATTCCCATCTGGGTCTTACCAGACCCGGCAGGGGATTGTAGAATGCCGTAGTGGTTTATCAGCATTGCCGCAACTGCTTCTTCCTGGTAGTCATACAGCGGAACCTTGCCGCCGTAGTCAACCTTCTTCGGCTCTTTGAACAGCTTCTTCATATCTCCTTCCAGAAGCGGCAGGATTGCTCTCAGACACCCGAATGGGAGAATCAAGCTATTTCCGTTCACCTCATAGAGATAAAGCGTTCGTGGGGTATTCCCAAGCCACAGGTGCATTCGTGCTTTTTGCTGATACTCTGGGTTTGTCATTTCCAGATTCTCTTTACACCACTTAATCAGTTCGGGTGAGGGGTCAAGGATTTTCAATCGGCTCCCGATTTCTATAAACATCCATTTCCTCCAACCACTCTTGAAAGGTCTTATACTCTGGAAACTCTGACTCTGTAATGCTGCCCTGTCCGTAAAGTTGCCGCAGACATAACTCATCGAAGTGAATCATATAAATCTGTCCGTCATTCAGCTTCATAGCGAAGTAGCAATGCTCATTGCCCTGGGCTTCCCACATGGTCATAGCCGCTTCCTGGTTCGGCTCAATCCGAGATAACGGGAAGCGGTTGTTGGAACATACCTTGCAGTCAATCAAGACTGCTATGTTGTCCCGAACCGCAAGCACGTCTGCGGGTTGTCCTACCTGGTTCTGTGCCAGATTGTGCGCCCAGAAACCTTGCTCTGCCAGAAGTTCACACAGTTCCTCTTCAAAGTGGTTTCCCATTGTTTTGTTCACTTGCTTCATAGGCTTCTGCTCCCACTGCACCTCACAAGGAGGTGCAGATTAACGATTCTTGATTTTGAAAGCGGAGCGAACGCCACGAGAGCTAGAAGCGCCGTAATTGGCCGCACCCCCGATGCCGTCCACACCAGCGAAGGCAGCGGCGGATTCTCTGACCTTGTTCATCAGCCAGTACCACTGCAAGTTCTCATCCTTGCTGCCATCGAACGCCATACGGTTTCTGCGCTTCTTCATAGGCTTCCACTGCTTTACATACGGGCTTTCGTACTCACCGTAGTAGTTCTCACCGAAAATCTCTTTCTCAGTCGGCAGACGGAGCAGGTCACCGTTGTCGAACGGAGTCATCATATCCGTGAGTTCAACCGGGAAGAGATTCAGAATCTCACCATTCAGCTTCTTACGCAGGTCACTCTCTTCGTAACCTCCTTCATTGGTACGGGTGCTGTTCATCGGGTACTCACCAGGCAGAAAATCAACCAGGCAGAAAATCATGCTGTCCTCTTCCTGCTGCATAGCCATAGCCTGCACCTTCACACCGTCCGTGAGTTTGACCTTGATAATATCTCCAACCTTAAAAGTATCAACGTCAGACTTAATCATTCTTTTTACTTTCATTGTGTTTTCCTCCACTTGTACGGCTTACCGTATTTTTCTTGATACCAGATTTCAAACTTCTTGCGGTTTTCCTCATCTTTGAAGTATTCCTTTACCCTGTCAGCAAGGACAGAACAAAGTGCGCTTCCTTCTAATGTGCGAAGCATTAAGCCCCATCAACGAGGACGGAACCATTCTCATACTTGTCCAGAATATCTATGGACAATTCGATGATTGCGTCCGCTTTAGTACCGTTTCTGGTTCCCGAAATTACTGAACTCATCTCTGTCTTATCAGTCACAATACCCCGCAAGGCAAGCTGACCAATCAACCAGACGTAAGACAGCTTGTGCTTTTTAAGCCGCTCACGAATGTTTTCACGTTCCTCCACGTTTCCGCTTCCTCCTTTCATATTAGAATCTTGTAAACTAAAGTTGACAACAGACTCTTCAAAGGTTATAATGAAGCTACCACACCCATATACCATTGAAAACTCTGCGGGGTTAAATTTATAGC